ATAATTTAAAACCACATTTAGATTATTGCTTTGTAAAACCACTTAAAAACCAAAACTTATTAGAGAACAGGAAAGAACAACCTAATGTTGGTATAGTAAAATATACTAACAACGCCTTAGAAGCTGTAGGAATCACTCCTGGAACACTTATTACGTTCACCCCTAACTCTGAGTTTGAGTTTATTATAGAAGGTGAACGACTTTATTGTATGAAATCAAATGATATAGCTTTAACGCATGAATACCAAGGAAACGAAGAAGAAAATAATCCAAGCTGGGCAAANNGCAATTGAGGAGTTAATTAAGGTAGCAAAAGAAAAGATCGTAGACTCAGACGATGATGTAAGCGCTGATAGATTAAAGAATGCTGCCGCAACTAAAAAGCTAGCTATAATGGATGCTTTTGAAATTTTAACTAGGATACAAGAGGAAGAGGATATGCTAAATAATAAACCTAAGGAAAAAGTTGAAAAAACTTTTAAAGGTTTTGCAGAAGGGAGAAGTAAGTGAGTTATAATCAAACTCTTTGGAAAGAAATTAAGGACGTTGTAAATCCTAAGATATTAGCTAAAAACAACAGGTTTAAAAAATGGGAGTATGGTTATAACCCTGATTATGATTTTATAGTAATAAGTAAAACTGGAAAAATTGGACAGATCATTGAAATACAAAATCTCAGGATTGCTTTACCAGCAGCAGATGAACCGTTTAAACGAAGCGAAAAGAAAGCTGAACAATACTGGGAAAAACAAAAGTACCCAAAAGAATTAAATAAAATTAAATCAAGGTTTGACTGGGAGGAATACCCATCAGATTTTAAAGAAGAGTGGTATGACTATATCGACGAAGAATTCAAAAGAAGAGAAAATGGTTATTGGTTTTACAATAACGGCTTGGCTACTTACATTACTGGTACTCATTACATGTACTTGCAATGGTCAAAGATTGACATTGGAGCACCAGATTATAGAGAAGCNAACAGACTCTTCTTTATATTTTGGGAAGCATGTAAAGCAGATACAAGGTGTTACGGAATGTGCTACCTTAAAAACAGAAGATCTGGATTCTCTTTTATGTCAAGCGCAGAACTTGTTAACCAAGCTACAATATCTTCCGATGCTAGATTCGGTATACTGTCCAAGTCTGGTTCAGATGCCAAAAAAATGTTCACGGATAAAGTTGTACCCATATCAGTTAACTACCCGTTCTTTTTTAAACCCATTCAAGATGGTATGGACCGGCCAAAAACTGAANTGGCTTATAGAGTTCCAGCATCTAAACTTACTAGAAGAAAGCTTGAGTCGAATGAACAGCTTAGAGAATTAGACGGACTTGATACAACTATTGACTGGAAAAACACAGGTGACAACTCTTATGATGGGGAAAAGCTAAAGTTATTAGCTCATGACGAAAGTGGCAAATGGGAGAGACCTGATAATATATTAAATAACTGGAGGGTTACAAAAACTACATTAAGACTGGGGTCGAGGATCGTAGGTAAATGTATGATGGGCTCAACTTCAAACGCATTAGACAAAGGTGGAAACAACTTCAAAAAATTATACTACAATTCAGACGTTACAAAAAGAAATAGAAACGGACAAACATCTTCTGGCCTCTATTCTCTTTTCATCCCTATGGAATGGAACTACGAAGGATTCATGGATACTCATGGATCACCTGTCTTTATTAGACAAAAGAGTGGAATCAAAGGAGCTGACGGTTATGAAATTACAACAGGAGTTATTGAACACTGGGAAAACGAAGTCGAAGGATTAAGAGATGATCCTGATGGACTAAATGAATACTATAGGCAATTTCCAAGAACTGAAGCCCACGCTTTTAGAGACGAAACTAAAGATAGTTTATTTAACTTAACTAAAATATACGAGCAAATAGATTATAACGCTGAATTAAATAATGCTGCTGCAGTTACAATAGGTAGTTTCCAATGGGAAAATGGTATTAAAGACACAAGGGTTATATTTACTCCAAATAGATCAGGTAGGTTCCAGATAAGCTGGGTACCACCTAAAAGTTTACAAAATCGAGTGATACTAAAGAATAACGGTAAGTATCCTGGAAACGAACACGTTGGAGCATTTGGGTTAGATAGTTATGACATTAGTGGAACAGTTGATGGTAAAGGTTCTAACGGTTCTTTACACGGGCTTACAAAGTTTTCAATGGAAGACGCGCCGCCTAATCATTTCTTTTTAGAATATATATCAAGACCGCAAACAGCTGAGATATTCTTTGAAGATGTACTTATGGCAATGGTATTTTATGGTATGCCTATACTTGCTGAAAACAACAAACCTAGGTTTTTATATTATTTAAAAAGAAGAGGTTACAGAGGTTATTCTATGAATCGTCCTGATAAAGTTTGGAATAAACTTTCTACAACTGAAAAAGAAATAGGTGGAATACCTAACTCAAGTGAAGACATTAAGCAAGCACACGCTGCTGCTATAGAATCTTATATAGAAACTTATGTAGGATTAAAAGAAGATGGTTACGGTGACATGTACCATCAAAAGACATTAGAAGATTGGTCTAAGTTCAATATTAATAATAGAACTAAGCACGATGCTTCGATAAGCTCAGGTTTAGCTATTATGGCTTGTAATAAAAATAGGTATACGCCTGTTAATAAAAGACAAATGAAATCTGTAGCTTTAGGTATTAAAAGATATGATAACACGGGTTATAATTCAAAAATAAAATAGATGATAAATACTAATTACAATAGTTCTTTTCCAGATCAGGTTGTGCCAGATGTAGAAAAAGCTACTTATGACTATGGTTTACAAGTAGGTAGAGCCATAGAATCTGAGTGGTTTAGAAATGATAGGGGTTGGTACGATAGATTTAATACGAACTATAATAATTTTCACAAGCTAAGATTATATGCTAGAGGAGAACAATCTATTCAGAAGTACAAAGACGAATTATCTATTAATGGTGACTTATCTTATTTAAACTTAGACTGGAAGCCCGTGCCAGTTATACCTAAGTTTGTAGATATTGTTGTTAATGGCATGTCACAAAGAACTTATGATATTAAAGCGGTTGCTCAAGATCCTACTTCTATAAAGAAAAGAACTAAGTATGCTGAAAACATATTAGTTGATATAAATGCTAAAGAGTTTTTAAATAAAGTAAAACAAGTTACAGGTATGGATCTTTTCTTTAACAAAGATCAAGAGAATGCGCCTATTGACGAAGAAGAGCTAGAACTTCATATGCAAATGAATTACAAGCAGTCTATTGAAGTTGCTGAAGAAGAGGTTATAAATACAATACTTAATAAAAATAAATATAACTTAACTAGAAGAAGATTAAACTATGATTTAACAGTTTTAGGTATATCTTGTGTTAAAACTTGTTTTAATAGATCTGAAGGTGTTACTGTCGATTACGTAGATCCAGCAAGTTTGGTTTATTCATATACTGATGATCCTAATTTTGAAGATTTATATTACGTAGGTGAAGTTAAAAGTATTAGCCTACCAGAACTTAAAAAACAATTTCCTTATTTAACAGCTGCTGAATTAGAAGAAATACAAAAATATCCAGGTAATCAAAACTACACTAGAAACTGGAGTGGTCGTTATGATGATGACACAGTACAAGTATTATATTTTGAATATAAGACTTATACAAATCAAGTATTTAAAATTAAAAAAGGTGCAACTGGCTTAGAAAAAGCTATAGAAAAAACAGACACATTTAACCCACCTGAAAACGAAAGCTTTAAAAAAGCATTTAGATCAATTGAAGTTTTATATTCAGGAGCTAAGATATTAGGACATGAAAAAATGTTAAGATGGGAAATGGCTGAAAATATGACTAGACCTAATGCTGATACTACTAAAGTTAATATGAATTATAACATAGTAGCTCCTAGGATGTATAAAGGTCGCATAGAGTCTATTGTAAGTAGGATAACTGGTTTTGCTGATATGATACAGCTAACACATTTAAAACTGCAACAGGTTATGTCTAGAATAGTACCTGATGGGGTTTATATGGATATAGATGGTTTAGCAGAAGTAGATTTAGGTAATGGTACTAATTATAATCCAGCGGAAGCTTTAAATATGTATTTCCAAACTGGATCCTTAGTTGGTAGATCAATGACTCAGGATGGTGGTATGAACCCAGGTAAAGTTCCAATACAAGAGCTTTCTTCATCAAACGGTATGGGTAAAATACAATCATTAATACAGACTTATGAGTATTATCTTAAAATGATTAGAGACGTGACCGGTTTAAATGAAGCTAGAGATGGTACACTACCAGATAAGCAATCGTTAGTTGGTTTACAGAAGTTAGCTGCTGCTAATTCAAACGTAGCTACAAGACATATAATGCAAGCTAGTTTATATTTAACTCTTAGAGCTTGTGAAAATATATCATTAAGAGTGGCTGATGCTTTAATGTTTCCTTTAACAAGAATGTCTTTGGAACAAAGTATATCTAAATATAATGTAGGAACTTTAGACGAGCTTATAGATCTAAGTATACATGATTTTGGGGTATTTTTAGAATTAGAACCAGATGAAGAGCAAAAAGCTCAGTTAGAACAAAATATTCAAGTTGCTTTACAAGCAGGCCAAATAGATCTTGAAGATGCTATTGACATTAGGAATGTTGCTAATTTAAAGTTAGCAAACCAAATGATAAAGCAAAGAAGAAGAAAGAAACAAGAAAGAGACCAGCAAGCACAACAAGCTAATATACAAGCACAAGCTCAAGCAAATGCTGAGTTAGCTGAAAAAACTGCTTTAGCTGAAACTCAAAAGCAACAAATATTAACTGAACAAAAAGTACAATTAGAAAATGCTAAGTCACAGCTTGACATAAAAAAGATGGAGATGGAAGCTCAAATTAAGCAGCAGTTGATGCAGCAAGAGTTCCAATACAACATACAATTAGCTCAAGCACAAGGACAAGCTAAACAACAACAAGAAAGTTTTAAAGAAGATCGTAAAGACGAACGAACTAAAATACAAGCAACGCAACAATCTGAGTTAATAGATCAAAGAAAAAATGATTTATTACCGAAGAACTTTGAAT